CTGACCTTCACTTCTTTCGCGCTGCTTATCTCCCATCCTTTGCGCGCGAAGCGCTCGACTATCTTTCCGGTATCTATGAATCCATAGGTATCGGCCACTAGGTTAAAATTTGGAGCACTGGTATTTAAACTGATTAAGTTGTTCATTGTATTTCCTTTCATTGATTGTATTCGTCAGAAATCCATCCGACCCGCTTCCATTTGATGCCTTGCACCTCACAAAGATCGAGAAGCGCTTTCGAATAGCCGTTAGCTTCTGACCTGTTAGCTATGTTTCGGTATAAGGTAATGGTCTCCGTCTCTCCGTCTCTTTCCACTACTAACTCGAAACGATAGAGACCTTTCCTAAATTCGTTTTTCATAGCCTTAACCTACCCTTTCCGCTACTTTGCGCACGATAACCACAGTATGAAAAGCCGATACCTTAAGCAGACCGTGAGACCTGAGGAAATCGGGTCCTAGTACCTTGTCGAATTCTGCTTTACCCGCTACGGTCTCCCGATAGTTGTCTTTTAAAACGACCTGAAAGGTCTCTGACTCCCCGCCTTGAGAGTCTAGGAAGCGCGCCTTGATAGCGTCGCGCCGTTTGGTCAACTCCTTTATCTGATCATTCAGGGATTCATATTCATTGATTTCATTGTCAGTGTACTTCATTTAGTCCTCCTATGTTATTCATTTACTGTTTCGGTTTCTTCGATTTCAATCACCTTGAGACCGTCACAACGAGGACAGTTTACCTCGTCAAAATTTCGATCATGGAATCGCATTCCATCTACGCATTCCGGACACTCCACCATTGCAAAAAAAGTATAGGTTTTCATGCTGTCACCTTTCCCCACGAGGTGTTTTTAAAGGATTTCGCGCCATGATACACGAGACCTACCTTTCCATTCGGAGTAAGGGCTAGCATGTCGTCATGACTTGCATTGACATACCCATTCAACTCTAACTCCTCTACGGTCTCGAATACTCTCGAATGCCGATCGGTAGCTTGATCAATCAAGCTATCTTGTTTCCCTCCGAGTGAAAAAATCAGGGTAAAATTTGACGGCAGGAAGCGCCCTTTGAACATCTCGACCATTTTTGTATAGGCGTAGAACTTCACTTGAGGAAATCGGGTCATAACCTTGAACCATTTTTCAAAGTATCCAAGGTCATAGAAATCACCTGAGTCATGGATGCGAATGATAAGGTTTTTGGTCGATTTCTTGGAAAGGATCTTTTCGATATCTGCCGAAATGACCTCAGAGAAGTCTGCTTGCAATGTGGCAGCTAGTCGCTTCTCATAGGCTGCCTTGACGTTACTCCAAACGTACGCGCCGCTCTTTGCATAACAGCCGATAGCGCACTTTCCAGCCATTGGGCAAGTCTTGAGACCCGTATCCGAAATCAGCGCGGGAATCCCGAAATTATAAACCGTGAGCGAGTCAGTTGAGCTTGATTTTATTTTTTTGTTTTGAGTAAGTAGCATTGAATTTGTCCTCTTTCTATAATCAGATTATCTGAAATTTGTGTTATTGTCAACAACTATTTCGCGCCTATCCTTTGCGCGCGAGTCATTTAATTACATTTACAATTGAATTCATCAAGTATAGGCCGAAAACTACCGACCCACTCATTAAACCAATTAAGTTGATTACCATTACTTGCTCGAAGTTAAGTGATTTCATTGTTAGCCCTCTCAATCTGATTCGTTTAGCCTCATCAGTGACCGCATGACGGTCAGACCCCTTTCGGGGTTTCGGCTTATAGGAATTCTTTGAACCTTTCTTTGAAGATCTCGGTGACCGCTGCAATAGTTGAATTCGATAAGTTGTCCCCGACATGACAATCCGCTTGACCCTTACCTTCCATATATAGATAGTCTTTTACCTTCTCCAAGATCTTCACTTTTGGGAGCTGCCGCGCATCTCTCAAAAGGGCATCTTCTTCGTATCGGTATTCGGCCATGAAGTATTCGGTGAGATCTTGAAGGGTCATGTGATAGGTGACCGTAGTCGTTAACATCTTTAAACCATTTTTTCTGAGTGTAGCATTCATTTTGTTAGTCCTCTTTCCTGAAATCAGAATATCACTTCTTTCTGATATCGTCAACATATTTTTTTAGATATTTTGCATTTTTTTAATCGGCTCCCTCGCCCTCGCTCTATATTATATAGGTGTCAGAATGACCCCAACTAAATCAGTCAGGTTTAAGACCTCAGAATAGTTGACTATTAAGATTTTTTAACAATCTTAACATTGTTAACAATCCCCAACAATCCACCGATCCAATCGACTCACTCAACTACTGATCACTTGACTAAATCGGTTCGGTGGACTGTTAAGATTTCTGACTTCTGATAATGTACATTATGTAAACTGTGAGCCGATTGTTAAGTCCGACCCATTTAGTCGGGACCCACCGAACCGACCGAACCAATCAAGTAAACGATTCGCCTTTATTCGTTGATCAATCAGTTGATCAACTAGTTGAACAATCGATCCGGTGGATTCAACGACTCGGGGGTTTAATTGAGCAAGCGGCACGGGGGGGCTGGGGGGTCGTTCGTCGTTCGTAGTCGTAATCGATTCACCCTGGTCTAAATAACGTGCGCCACCGAGCCACCAAAATCAAAAGGGTTTACAACCCCCCGAACCTTATGCAATCTAGTCCTAATGACAGACCAACATGATGACCCACCGATCCAGCGAAACAAGATCTACCAGAAGATGCGCAACCCTTTTCCAGAGGGCAAGACGATCAAGAAGGAGTTGGCATTTAACTCCTATATTGAGCAGCTAGAAGACCCAAGGTCCTTCATCAACACGGTTCCTGAGTTTATGCGGGACCATATTATTCAGTTGCCTGAGGAGTTGATTCACAAGGATGAGGACACGCTTCTTGAGATCTTGAAGACTAAGTACAATTTTTTCCCCACACCTACGCTTGAGGCGTTACGCAACAACTTCTGGATGGAGTACGACAGAGTTTCGGCAACACGCAACGAGGTGATGAACCAGAACAACATCTTCTTGGGAGTTGTGGCGAGGCAGAACTATAACGTCATTGTGAAGAGCTACCCGCATTACATGGCGTACATTCTTTGTAGGCCACCGGAGTATGCGGCCATTATGAATGGGCTCCTTAATCTTTCGACTCGGAGGATTAGGGACATTCTCAATCTCCCGCTTCAGAAGTCAGACGGCTCGATGCAAGACGCTAAGATCATCGAGCTTGTGTTGAAAGCGGCTGCGATGGTTGATCTCCGTGCGAAGGGTGGTTACATCCAGAGAAGCGAGACCAAAAATTTGACGCTCATGAAGCAGGAGAACAGCTATACGAATGTGTTCCAGGCGGCATCGAGCGATAAGCCGTTTGATGTGTCGAAGATCTCTACGGACATTGATGCGAAGATTGCGGCGCTTGAGAAGGAGATGGCTGCTATTCCAGGAGTGGGGCATCAGTCCACCGTACCAGCAAACCAGCAGATGGATGTGATTGAGGTGACGGTCACGAAGAAGGGCGAGATCGTTTGAGTGATCAGCTTGAGCAGATAAAGCTTGAGAAGTACAAGCTCCTCCAAGAGAAGGCCAAGTTGGTTCGGGGGCTTCCTCACATATATGGGTTCAAGGACTATACGTGGAGTCGGGAGTTTTTGGATTCGGACGATAGGACAGTGTTACTTACGGCTGCAAACCAGCTTGGTAAGTCGACGAGTCAGATTAGAAAGGTAGTGGAGTACGCTACCAATGTTCAGGCGTGGCCGAAGCGGTTTAGGAGGCAGCCGAGGCAGTTCTGGTATCTGTATCCTACGGCGCAGATAGCGACTGCGGAGTTTCACACGAAGTGGAAGCCTGACATCTTGCCGAAGGACGATTTTAAGGACGATCCGCAGTATGGGTGGAGGGCGGAGTTTAAGAACCGAGGGGACATCAGCGCTATCTACTTTAACAGCGGAGTTGCGCTGTACTTCAAGACGTACGCTCAGGATGCGCAGCACTTGCAGTCTGGTACGGTTGATTACGTGGCTTGCGATGAGGAGTTGCCGCTAGAGCTGTGGGACGAGATCAACTTCAGGCGTAATGCGGTGGATGGCTACTTTAGTATGGTGTTCACAGCTACCTTGGGGCAGGAGTTCTGGAGGCTTTGCATGGAGCCGAAGGCTGGGGAGACGGAGGCGATGCCGTTTGCGAAGAAGCTACGGGCTAGTCTGTTTGACTGCCAGTACTTCTTGGACGGTACAGCATCTCACTGGACGCTAGATAAGATCCACCGGACCATCGCCATGTGTAAGTCAGAGGCCGAGGTACAGCGTCGGGTGTATGGGCGGTTTGTGAAGGATGAGGGCTTGAAGTATCCGTCGTTCGATCGGGGACGCAACATCCAGGCTCCGATGAATGTTCCGGCGCATTGGCCTGTGTACGTGGGGGTGGACATCGGGGCTGGTGGAGATGAGAACCATCCGAGCGCTATTACGTTCGTGGCGGTGAGGCCAGACTACCGCTATGGTCGGGTGTTTCGGCATTGGCGTGGGGACGACAAGATCTACACGATGTCGGACGTGGCGAACAAGTACATGGAGCTGTCGCAGGACTTGAATGTGACTGCTGCGTTCTACGACTACCATGCGAAGGATTTCAAGACGATTACGGACAGGATGGGGCTGTCGTTCATTCCGGCGGAGAAGAAGCACGACGTAGGAGAGCAGATTATCAACGTGCTGTTCAAGAACTCGATGCTGGACGTGGACAACACGCAGGAGTGCTACCCGATTGTGAACGAGCTGACCACGCTTCAGCTTGGGACGGACAAGCGGAAGGCGAAGGACGACTCGGTTGACTCGATGCGGTACGCTTTGACTAAGATACCGTTTGACTTCTCGCATGTGGGGTACGTGCCGGTTCGGGAGGTTGTACGGGCAAAGCAGCTTAGTCCGCATGAGGTGGCGCATGTGGAGAGAAATAAAGATCGGTTGAGAATGTTTGCAACTGAGTCGCAAATGAGCTTAGATGGGGTTCAGGATGAAATCAAAAATTGGAACGAGATTCTTGGGGTGGATAATTCCTTCTATGAGGACTTCTTTTGACACGGACGAAATATCTCGTATTATAGAGGTATGTAGTCGTAATGGGGTGGCTAGGTTTTCGTGTGGAGGATTAGAACTTAGCTTTCTTCAGATTGACAAGGCTCCGGTCACAGAGCCAGTGTTCGTAAGACCTGAAATAGCAGGTATTCAAGAGTCTCAGGCCAAAGATTCTCTTACTAAAGAGGAAGTCGCATTGAAGCAAGAGCAGCTAGAGCAGATGCTTCTGGACGATCCCGTAGAGTATGAAAATCTCCTCCGCCAAAGGGATATTGAATGAAGAAGTTGGATCACAATGAGTTGATGAAGTTGTATAAAGATGGCGAACAAGCCGACAACCATCTTTATGCAGAACAACGCTCTAACCTTTTGCTTGTAGCTGGGTCGCACTATGCTCGCAAAGGTTCACGGTTCTGGAACCGTGTTCGGGATGACAACCGTCTCTCCGAAGAGCAAAAGATTCGTCTGACCATTAACCATATTCAGCGCATCTGTAAAATCTATGAGAACAACATTATCTCCTACGCTCCTTCGGTTGCTCCAGTACCGAAGAATGAAAACGAGCTACAGGACCAGAAAGCAGCGGAGCTTAATCACGCTGTATGGAAAGATGTAAAAGCTCGTCATCGCTGGAACGACAAGGTTCGCGAGATCGTGCAAGACTTCAACCGCATCGGGGAAGTGTTCCACAAGATTTATTGGGATGAGAACAAGGGCAAGATCGTAGACTACGCACAAGCCGTAGATGAGATGGGCATGCCTGTGATGGACCCTATGGGGCAGCCACAGAAAGATCCTTCTAAGCCTATTTTCTCGGGTGATTTTGTATTTGAGCGCATCTTTGGATTTAACGTATTCCGAGCCAAAGAAGCGAAGTCCATGATGGAGTCGTGGTTCATTGGCTATCGCAAGATGGTCAACATCGACGACCTCCGTGCTCGTATCGGGAACGATCCTGAGAAGCAGGAACTGATCGAAGCTTCCAAGGATGAGACGTATTTGATTTTTGATGGAAACGGATCTGCATACGACCGCTCACAGAACGAGTGCTTGTTGCTTGAGTACTACATCCGTCCGTCTAACGTGTTCCCTAACGGCTACTACTTCATCACGACCAACAAGGGTATCCTTTGGGAAGGGGAGCTTCCGTTCGGGGTATTCCCGATTGTGTATGCAGGGATGGATGAGATCCCAACTTCTCCACGTCACTACTCTTTTATTAAGCAGCTTCGCCCGATTCAGGGTGAAATCAACCGAGCCATCAGTCAGGTGGCTACCCATCAGATTACTCTTGGGGACGACAAGCTCGCGGTTCAGGCTGGAACTAAGGTAGCAAACGGTGGTTTGCAGCCTGGGGTTCGGGTGCTTTCGTACTCTGGTCAGGCTCCTGTGGTTATTCCAGGCCGTACTGGGGATCAGTACATTCCGTATATCGATAAGATGATTGAGCAGTTCTATGTAGCTGCCAATTTGCAGGAAGAGATGGAAGAGAAGCCTACCAATCTCGACCCGTACACCATGCTGTTCATGAGCATCCAGCAGAAGAAGAAATTTTCGGTCTACACGTCGAAAATCGAGCAGTACCTCATTGATTTCTGTGAAAAGACGCTAGAACTTGCTAAGAATTACTACACGGAGGCTAACCTTGTTCCGGCTATTGGTAGGGCAGAACTTATCAATATCGCTGAGTTTAAGAACACGTCTCCATTGTTCTATCAGATCAAGCTTGAGCCTGGTACTGAGGACATGGAGACACGTCTCGGTAAGCAGCTCACTTTCAACCAGATCATGCAGTACGTAGGATCTAACCTCGATCCGAAGGATATTGGTAAGATTATCCGCACTTCTCCGTATGCGAACAACGACCTTGCATCGGAAGATCTGACGATGGACTTCGACAACGGCACGAACATGATCCTTGCTATGGATCGTGGTCAGTACATGGAACCGAACATGTACGACGACAAGAAGTATCTTATCAAGCGTCTTACTACTCGCATGAGAAAGGCCGATTTCAAGTTCCTTTCTCCGCAGATTCAGCAGATGTACCAGGGAGTTGTGCAGCAGCTCATGGATATGGACGCAGAAGAGCAGCGTAAGATTCAGGAAGCTTCTGCGGGGTTTATTCCTATGTCCGGTATGGCGGTCGTTTGCGACATCTACGTACCAGATCCATCTAATACTTCAAAAACCATGAGAGCGCGAGTTCCGTATGATGCGCTTACTTGGCTGCTTAAGCGTCTCGAAGAGCAGGGCGCTACTCAGCAGTCCATCATGCAGCAGCAACAGTCTATTGTTGCGCAGACTGCGGACAGGTTTTTGCAAAATTCTCCATCGCAACCACAACAAGAGGCTGTGCTTCCACAACCGGGAGCGCAGCCTCAGTTAAACCCCACGCAGTAAGGGCCAAATTATTGCAAAGGAAAGCAAATGGAAGGCGAAAATAACGAAGTAGTACAGCAGGAAGTAAGCAGTACCCCAGAAGTGGC